TTTTTGAAGGGAGGCCAGATGGCCCGCACCGGCCGTCCGGCCACCCCAAACCACCTCAAGGCCGTCTCTGGCGTTCGAGAGTCGCGACTGAACCGAAATGAGCCGGTCCCAACGCTGGCCGCCGATCCGTCAGTCCCGGTCGATGGCATCCCCGAGGCGGCTCAAGCTGTCTGGCAGCGTTTGGCGCCGGATCTCGTCGACAAGCGCGTGCTGACTGCGTGGGATGTCGATCAGTTCGCTGCCTATTGCGTTGCGGTCGCGCAGTACAACGAGTGCCGGGAGCGCATGGGCGACCAGTATGTCGTCGAGGGATCAATGGGTCAGATGGTCAAGTCGCCGTACTGGACTCAGATGAACGAGGCGCTCCAGCAGATGATGCGGCTATCGGCACGGTTCGGTCTGACGCCGGCCGACCGGGCTGGGCTGACCATCGGGGCGGACGAGCCGCCGAAAGTCGGCGGAGAACGCCTTCTGGGCTGATGCCCGCGAAAACGCCTTGCGGCTACACCCTTGACGGGTTGCAGTGCGCGGAAGTGGGAGACCATTTCTGTGTCTCGCGTGCCGATCACGCTCAGGCGTTCTTCGAGGAACTGCTTTGCCATACCAAGGGCACGTATGCGCGAAGGCCGTTCATCCTTGCTGACTGGCAGCGCGACGACATCATCCGTCCGTTGTTCGGGACTGTGGAGTGGTCTGACGAACAGGCGAGTTACAAGCGTCGCTATGAGGTGTGTTGGATCGAGATTGCCCGCAAGAACGGGAAGTCCGAGCTGCTGGCGGGAATCATGCTCTATCTGCTGGTGGCTGACGGCGAGGAGTCTGCGGAGATCTTCGGTGTGGCCCGCAACCGCGAACAGGCATCGCTGGTGTTCGATGTGGCAGCCCAGATGGTTCGGTTCTCCCCGGTTCTGGCGAAGCGCCTCAAGATCACTCCGCATAAGAAGCGGATCTTCGACGAGCGCACACACAGCTTCTACCAGGTGATCGCCGCTGACGCGCAGTCTGCGTTGGGGTCTAACCCTTCCGGTGTTGGGGCCGACGAGATTCTGGCCTGGCGCGATGGTGGCATGTGGGACTCGCTGCGCACCGGCATGGGTTCAGGTGCCCGCCGCCAGCCGCTAATGGTGGCGGCGACGACGGCGGGTAACGACCCCGAGGGTTTTGCGGGGCTCATGCATAAAGAGATGCAGCGCATCGCCGAAGATCCGGGTCGCTCGCCGCACACGTTCGTGTATCTGCGCAATCTTGATGTTGATGCCGATCCGTGGGATGAAAACAATTGGCCGCTGGTCAATCCGGCCATCGGTGACTTTCTCTCCATTGAGGCGATGCGCAAGCAGGCTCTAGAGGCCCGCACGAACCCGATTTCGGAAATGGCGTTTAGGCAGTTCCGGCTCAATCAATGGCAGAACTCCACGGTGCGCTGGATGCAGATGCACCTGTGGGACCGCTGCGCCGGCGTGGTTCATCGTGACGCCGCGGCGACACTGTCCGCGTTCGAGGGACGGGAGTGCTGGTTCGGACTCGACTTGGCGGCCCGCCAAGACCTGGCCGCCGTGTGCTACTTGTTCCCCTCTAGCGATGGTGTGGACTTGGTGTGGCGGTTCTGGGCTCCCGAGTCTGCCGTGGAGCGACTTGATCAGTTGAACAGCAATCGGTTTTCGGGTGAGTTCGCTCAAGATGGTTGGCTGACGATCACCGAGGGTGACGTTCTCGACTTTGAGCGGGTGTACGCCGACATTGAGTCCGACGCTCGTAGGTTCGTCATCCTTGGTGGGGATGCTGACAAGTGGTCGTCTGATCCTGTCATTCAGGAGATCGAGTCCCGGACTTACGTTCAGCAGGTGTTTGCCTACACCAACGACTTCTCTCACATGTCGGACGGTATGCACCGGATCTTCGAACTAGTGACTGAGGGCAAGTTTCGCCACCACGGCAATCCGTTGGCCCGGTTTTGTTTCGATGCGTGTGAGGCCCGGGTGGCGAAGTACAACCCGGATCTAATCAGACCGGATAAGCCCAACCGGTCGACCGCTGCCAAGCGGATAGACGGTGTGCCGGCAGCGATCATGGCCGTTAATGCGTGGCATGGCCGAGGAAATGACCAATACAGCGTGTACGCAGACCATGACGTGCTCGTTATCTAACGAAAGGCGGTGATTATGCGCCGTAATCGCATCATTAAGCAGGCGCTTCGCCGCCGTTATGCAGTGACCTTGAAGCACAACGAGTCCGCATTTTCTGGTGTTCTATCCGATTGGGACTCAGCCTCTTTCGTGTTCCAGCAGTGTTCGACCATCCCTGTTGTTCAAGGTGAGACACCCGATCCGATTTCCAGCCCTGTCATTGTTGACCGCGATGCGATCGCGTACTTGCAGGAGCTGCATTGATACTCTCCAACGGGCAAGTGAAGACCCTTGCTCCGCAGGCTTTCGCCGAAATCGCGCCCCAGTTCTACAACTCGTACTTCGTTCCCCGCTCCGGCCTGGACCTGGAGACGAACTTCGCCACCTACGCGCAGCTTTATCAGAAGCAGCCGTGGGTGAACACGGTGGTCAACAAGATCGCTCACAACGTGGCCCGCCTTGGTGTGAATGTGTGGGATGAATCTTCCGAGGCAGGAAAGGTTCTGGACACCTCGAGCCCATACGCGAAGCTGCTGGAGAAGCCGTGCCCGGACCTAGATCAGTATTCGTTCTGGCTGTGGCTGGCTGCGACCTATGAGATCAACGGCGAAGCGTATTTGATCAAGCTGCGCGACGACCGTAGGCGCATCATCGGCCTGGTGCCGATGCATCCGGCGCAGACCAAGATCCACCGCGATAAAGACGGCACCGTCACCTACCAGTTCCTCGGCCATCCCAACCAGGAATTCGCCGGCGACGACATCGTGCCGTTCCGCGCGTTCGATCCGTTCGGCGCGATGCGCGGCATGTCCCGGCTGGAGCCGTTGCGGTCGACGTTGATGAACGAAGACTCCGCACGGCGTGCCACAGCTTCGTGGTGGCGCAATATGGGACGCCCGTCAATGGTGTTGCAGACCGAGAAGAAACTCGGCCCAGAAGGACGCCAGAGGGTGCAGGAGGCATTCCGGGCGGTGGCCGGAGGGTCATCGAATGCGGGCGGCATCATCGTCCTTGAGGACGACCTCAAAGCAACGCCGATGCAGCTCTCCGCGGAGGAGATGCAGTACATCGAGTCGAGGCGGTTAAACCGCGAGGAAGTGTGCGCGGTGTTCGATATCCCTCCGAACGCGGTGCACATCCTTGATCACGGCACTTATTCGAATATGGAACAGGGTTTGCAGAGTGTCTATCGGGACACGATGGCGCCCCGGATCACGTTCCTTGAGTCTGTTCTGAACTGGTATGTGGGTTCGGAGTTCAATGGTCAGAAGAGGCTGGCCCGCTTCAACATGTCCGATGTTTTGCGTGGCGACTTCGAGAAGCAAGCTGCCGCCTGGACTCAGTTGGTCAATGCTGGAATTGCGAAGCCTTCGGAGGCCCGCCCGACGTTTGACCTCGGTGATGCCGGCCCGATGGCTGACAAGTTGTACGCACACTCGGCAATTCAGCCGTTGGAGAAGCGTGATCAGCCCGGACAGCCCTTGTTGCCGCATCCAGATCAGCCGGCCCCAGAGATTGATGCGGCCCCGCCGGTGAAGTTCATGCGTGATATCGGCGGTCTGATCGGCCGCGGCAAGAGCATTCAAGACGCAGCCCGCACCTTATTGGACAAGCACCCCGGCGAGGAAGACGCCATTAGGCGGGCGTGCGAGTTGATTATCGAGAGGCAAATCTGATGAACGTCGACACGAAGAGCGTTGAGGCGTCCGTTTCGGCGGTGGATTCGGAGAACCCGAACGGCGAGTTCGACGTGATCCTGTCGACCGAAGCCCTGGACCGCGACGGCGAGAACCTGTATATCGACGAGTGGAAAACCCCGCTGCCGGATCGGATCACGTTCGACTCCGATCACGGCATGAGTGTGGCCACCACCGTCGGCTCCGGTGTTCCCAGCCTCGAGGATGGGGTGTTGCGGGTACGCGGCACGTTCGCCTCCACCGAGCACGCACAGAACGTGCGGACGCTGGTCAACGAAGGCCACATCACGAAGACGTCGGTGGCGTTCCGCGCGATCCGCGACAAGAAGTCCAACACGGTGACTCGCGAGCTGCTCAATGGGGCGTTCGTGGCGGTGCCGGCCAACGAACAGGCTGTCGTGCTGTCGAGCAAGTCGGCCAAGGCCGCCGAGAACCCGTCGCATGAGCAGAACATTCACGATGCTGCGGTGGCGTTGGGTGCGATGTGTGACGGCATCAAGGCCGCCACAGAGGCGGAGACGAAAGCTCTTCTCGACGATGAGGCGATCGACCCGGCGAAGATCCTGGCCGGTATCGACGCCATACTCGATCAGGCTCAGGAGTTGGTCGTCAGTGTCGACCGGGAATCGCTTCCCGCCGAGGTGACCCAGGCGCTGGACATGTTGTTCGGTGTCGGGCCTGCCGTCGATGAGGTACTCGAGACGTTGGGGATCTATGACCCCGACGAGATCGAGGATGAGACTTCCGGTGAAGAGACCGGAGAACCCGCAGATTCCGCCGAAGAGCCTGCCGCCGCCGCCGCGAAAGCCGCCGCCGCCGTGGACGATTCCGCCGAAAAAGCGGCATTGCGAGCCCGTTCGCTCGCATTCCTGATCCACAAAAACATCGAGCTCTAGGAGGAGCTAAGCATGACTACCCGTGAGGGCTTGCGTCAGCAGGCCAATGAGCTGGCGGCCGAGGTTTCGACCAAGTCCGCCGCGTTCGAGAAGGGCGACATCACTGCCGCCGAGTTCTCGGGCTACATGGACAACATCGAGGCCCGCAACGCCGAGATCGCCTCGGCGATGAAGGCCTACGACCAGGCTGCCCGCCTGGCCGGCGCCGCGGATCTCGCCCCGCAGGGTGCGGCCGAGCCGGTCGACAACCGCCGGAAGGCCGTCGACGAGGCGTACAGCCGCATCAAGGCTGCCGCCTCGGGCCACGCCCGAGAGTC